TCTTGGTGGAGCTGGGCGCTTCATGCCTGTTGGCATCCAATGCGTGTACTCTTCCACGCTTTCAACGGTTTCATAATGCACTCGTTTTTGGGCGTACTTTGGGCGATGAAACGCGGAATCGCTCACCAAAACCGCTAAATCGCAATCCGCATCGTCTACAGTCGGCAACCGGACAGAGCGCTTAACCCACTCCGGCTCCCCGCCATCCTGTGCGCGGGCTTCTTTCTCAACCGGGCCCGCTACACAATCATCAAGCCAGGTCACGCGCCCGAGGTTGTGCACTGCTGCAAGTCCACCGGCTTCATTCTGAACCAGTAGACCGACAGGGGTCCCGATCCTTCGGGCCTTGCTGTGGCATAACGCTGTGAACTCGGGTTTGGTTGATTGCCATTCAATCCCCTCACAAAACGATTCCCAAAGCTCATTTATTGGGTGAACAATCACGCCCTTGTATTGCTTGTACTTGTACATCTGGTGCTTGTCGCAAAACTCTGCATTAGCAGGTATCAAGGTGTACTTTTCAAACGCTTCTCTACTATCACTCATCATTCTTGCTCCTGTTTTTGTGGTTGCGGGGCATAGGCCAAGAGCATGTCTTGGAAGACGGTGACAGCCACTGTGCGCGGGTCAATGCAGTGCGCAGCCTTTAGTGCGTGAAGACACTTAACACCGGCCTCTGCAACTTCATCGGGGGTAAAGCCAACTTCAATGAGTTTGCCCCCCTCCGGCACCGCGGCGCTTGGCTTCTGTGCACTGGCTTGCCATGCCCACCACATGCCCTCAAGCACTTCATCTGCATAGTCCCCAAATGCTGCGCGCGTGAAGCTGTAGCTGTCGCTCCATTTAGACTTTACTGTGCGCTCGAATGTCTCTCTGTTAGTGCTCATCTCAGTAATACCCCTCACAAATCCCAAAACTCACAACCGGCGCTGTCAAGAACCGGCGAACGTAGTCTACTTTTTCCGCTCTTTTCGGTGCTTTTTTCTTTGAAAGGCCATAGGTTCCAATAGCCCTAACTCTTTCAATTTTTATACCAGTGTCCAAAGATATTGCGCGGGCACTATCTTTTTCCCAAAGCATTTCAAAGTTTAGACGCTTACGAACATCCACCTCAATGGCATTAATAATATCTACAGGTATTTCTTTTTTAGAGTCGTTGCATTTTAAGGCAGTAAAACCGCGACGTGCAATCCGGTAAACTGTGACCCTGCCTACGCCGTATTTTTTCCCAATCACCTTGTCGTTAAGACCTTCTGCAAGTTCGGCGTATGAGCGTCCAAGAGCGTATCGTGTTTCAATGTATGCGCGTAGTTCTTGGGTTATCTTCATTTCTTTTGCTCCCGTTCGTATTGTGCGACTTGTAATAGAGGGGATGCTTCAATAATCTCTTCTATGACTTTGGCAAGCAACAGCCCCATCTTGTGCGTGGTGTCTTTGCTGGGGTAAACGGTATGTTTGGAAGTAAGGTATGGATCAGCATCCATCATCAAATTTGCTACAAAAACAAAATCTATGTCCCATGATCGGTTCCGGCTTACTACCAGCGTATAATCTTCGCCTTCCAGTATTGCCTCCCGGATCTCCCCCGCAATCTCTTCAGCCCGAGCCTCATCTTCTGCGCTGTCGTCTAGCTGCTTTTGGTTCTGTGCTGGGGTCATTGTGTTGGCTCCTTTTCCAGTTCGGCCAGAAGGGTCTTAGCTTCGCTTACTATAGCGATTCGATTCTGCGCCTGGGTCATTGTGTATTCGTGAGGGTTATCCAGAAGAGCCAAAGTTATTTGTAACTCCTCAACCAGCCGATCGTGGTAGTTTACGCATTTGATAATGTGATGGGCATTTTCTTTGTTTTCGTAATCCACTCCAATCATTACTGTCGGATAAACCGGAATCATAATTCCGCCTGTTGGTACTCCTATATCTAAATAGCTGCCATTGTCGTGAATTGCCCAAGGGCCTGGAGTAAACTTTGTATTGGTCATTTTACGGATTCCTTGTTGCGTGTGGGTAGCTGTTGGGGCAAAATCCTTCTGAGTTCATCTGCATATCAAGTCTGTCTGAAGGCTTCCTAAATCTCTTATATGAAGTAATATGTCGGCATTCCCAAAAATAAACAGGTATCACTTTATATACCGCTTGGAATGCCGTGCTAAAGGCATCATCTTGTACAGACTTTTCGCGCCTCCATACCACATCTGGCATATTTACATTCGCCAAAACAGCCCGCCACTTAGTCATAAACGCCGTATACTCTTTCCTTGTCATTTGATGCATTTTATATCGCTCCTGTAAGCCGGCCATCCAAACTCGCCGTTGGTGTCTTTATGAATCTGGCGCATGTCGCAATAAATGCGGGCTTCGGGGTTGTCTTGCGAGGCTGTGTCTTTCCCGATCAGAGCCAAAAGAACAACACCAACCGCCACCCCCATCATGAATTTAAACATCTGACTGCTCATGGCACAGCTCCAGCGCTGCGGTCAGGGTGATCATGTCCAGCATACGGCGGTTGCCTCCCATCGTCTTGCGCAGGGCTGTTGGGAATGATTCGTTCTTAGCGACTCGGTGCGCCACGTCTTCGTAAGTCAATGGCAGATCACATAGTCCTGTGTCGATAAGCTTTTGCGCTTGCTCTGTGTGGGTCATGCCGTTCTCCGTTCCGTTGTTGATGTATAGATACTAATCCTTAAATCATCGCTTAGTCAAGCTTGTTTACACTTTTATTCACGTTTATACTGTGCACCTCGATAACGAAAGGAGATAGGAATGGAAACGATAGAGGAAGTGCTGGAGCTGGCCAGGCTGTCCAGGGTTACAATTACGGAGGCTTGCAGGTGCGCTGGCGTCAGCAACAACACTATTAGCAGGTGGCGTAAGGGAGTGCAGGCTAGGCCTGTCAAGTTCTTTGCGTTTCGGAACGAGGTAATAACGTTGGCATTCGATCAAAACGCATTGCCAGTTAGGAGCTACCGAGAAGCCCATAAAATTGGCGTACGCAAACTTTTGGAGATGATGAGATGAACAAAGAACTAGAATTTCTAGCGAAAAACGTCACTGAATGGCGGGACTTGGCTGGCGCGAGCACAACGGTGCTTCTCTGGAACGACAGAATGGGCGGACCTGAGTGGCTTAATCTTAAATACTTCCCATGCAGTGACGGCGTTAGGCGGGAGGAATGGCAAGACGCCCGCAATCAGCTTGGCCTTCTAAGACCTTTTATGACACTCGAAGAAGAGGATATTGGCATGAACAGCGAGACTAAATCATGGAGTGGTAAAATAAGCTTGGCTGATGGTCGGCGTCAAATTAAATCGGAGCATGAAGATTTTACGATGACGCCCGAAGAAGAAGAGATCCAGCCGAAGCAGCCGGTAGTCGAAAAATACGCGGCGTACCAAAAAGACGTGCGCAATCTGGACTCAATTGACGTTTACGAAACCAACAGGCTTTTTGCCATTGACGACCCGAGCGGCTGTCTTCAACACGCGAGTAAGAAGTTGCTATTGAGCGGCGTTCGGACGGGCGGCAAGTTGAAGCAGCAGGACATTGAGGAAGCGAGGGACACGCTGAATCGGTGGCTTGAGATGGAGCGTGGGCTGTGAGTTATATGCACGAGATATTTCAGCCTGATGCCATAGCTTTTGATTTATTTCAATTATTGACAGATCGAGGGAGGCTTATAGGAAGCGGGATTTCGCGTCATGTATATCCGTATGGGCTGGACCCCAAAAGGCTGATCATAAAGTTTGAGCAAGAAGAAAATCACCAAAACGTCATGGAATGGCAAATATGGCAAAGCGTACAATACACCGACCTAGCAAAATGGTTTGCCCCAGTTAAAGCAATAAGCCCATGTGGGCGAATTCTAATACAACATCGAACAAAGCCTTATTCAACTGCGGCGAAATTACCTAATCAAATTCCAGCGTTTTTTTCAGATGTAAAAATGGATAATTGGGGAATGCTTAAAGGCGAACCGGTATGTCACGATTACGGATATAATTTAATGTTAGAAAAAGGAATGACTAAAAGAATGAAAAATGCTTATTGGCATTAGATCAGCATTAACTGGAGCATGGAATATGATCAGTCAAAAGTTATACACCCCAGAAATGGCAGGGAGTGGACAACGTGGAATCTGCGCAAAATGCGGGAAGCCGACCACAAAAGATGGTCACGATGGATGCCTTGGGACGCTACCGGAAGACGTGGTAATGAACGCCTGCTGCGGCCATGGTAATGATCGGCAGGCGTATATTCAATATTGGGACAAGAGTGATGTTAGAGGGAAGCCGGCAAGATCAGAGCAGCACAGACTGAGGGCGCTGGAGCATGGACAATGAACTGCAACGCCGAAAACCGAATCAAGGCCCGCCACGGCGAACAGTGCGCAACAAAGTTAACCCAGGTGCAGGCGCTGGAGATATTCAACCGCCGCGCCATGGGTCGCGAGCTCACATCCGAGGCGCGCAAGCTAAGCAATCCAGCGCTGGCGGAGAAGTACGGTATCAGCCACAAGTCTGTTGGGCGCATCATCAATCGCCACCGGTGGGCCACTAAAGGCAAGGGCAAGTATGGCGTTATGGAGTACGCAGACGCGGGAACGTTGCGCGCTGCAGCTAAGGAGCGCGACCGGCTTAAGGGCATGGCAGCAGTGCACAGCCTTAAGGCGTTGGCTACAGAGTTTGGCGTTAGCGAGAACTTGGTTAGTCTTATCGGTACGGGTGACCGGTGGGTTTATTTATCGGTGAACAAATAAAATAAGGAGCAAGAATCGTGAGAATTAGATTTGCGTGCTGGATCATAGAGATAGGCATTAAGCTGCTGCCGAATCAATATCAATCAGAAAGATTTATTCGCAACTGCATTAAAACCGGACATATAAAAGTGGAGAAGAAACTATGAGCGAAAAAATTATTGCATGGATTTTTCTTTGGTTATTTGCAAGTTTTGTTGTGATCCCGTTTATTCTGGCATGTATTGGGCCTAATTCTATGATGGGATATCGCAAGCTCTGGGTGGTATCTCACGTTTTTGCATTTTATGTGGCTGTATTTATTTTATTAATGTTTGCTGTATATTGGGCATTTGTAACGGTGATGGGACTATGAGCGACATAATCGACATAGCAAACGAAACAGCAGAATGGCAGCGGGCAATGGGGATCAGATCAGCGTTGTTTAATGCTGGCACACTTCGACCTATTAAGCAGTGCTATAACTGCAAGGAGCCGCTTAAAGCTGGCCTATTCTGCCATGGCGGCGAATGCCGTGACGACTATGAAAAACGCAACAGGGCTAACAAATGAGCATCAAAATAAAACTCCTACACCAATACGCAACACAGCCAACACGCGGCACAGAAGGCAGCGCGGGGTTTGATCTGTACGCAACTGAGAACCACACCGTATGGCCTGGCGCTCGTGTGAAGATACCCACAGGTGTATCGCTTGGCATCCCTGCCGGTTACGCGGGTTTCATCTGGCCACGGTCTGGGATGGCGATTAAGTACGGGTTTGATATTCTGGCAGGTCTAATTGATAGTGATTTTAAAAACGAAATAATGGTTGCTGCAATAAACCATGGCGAAAGAATGATTGAAATTAAACGAGGGGAAAGAATAGCCCAAATTATTTTTAGCCCTGTTTTAACTTTGCTAGAAATTACTGATAGCGTTGGAGATCAAACTACGCGCTTTGGGGGGTTTGGTTCTACCGGAAAGTAGTGGATTTATTGACTGCGATTCAGGTAGAATTGATTTCTATAAGCCTGAATCGGAGTTTTTATGTCAAAAAATGCCAATTGCTATAAATCGTGTGACACTTGCAAATCTATGTTTCGTGTAAAACCTTCGCACTATGATAAGAAGCACTCGTGCTCAAAAGAGTGCGGAATCATTAGGCGAAGTAAAAAAATGACAGGAGAGGGAAATCACCAGTATGGGCTAGTTGCTGAGAAAAATTCATCATGGAAAGGTGGGAAGAGGATTTCAAATTATGGATATGTTCTTATTTATTCTCCTGAATATTCTAGGGAATCTGATAACTATGCTCCTGAGCACAGGGTTATTATGGAAAAATATTTAGGAAGAAGGCTAGGAAGATATGAGGTTGTACACCATAAAAATCATGTTAAAACTGATAATAGATTTGAAAACCTTGAGCTTATGACGCTTGCACAGCACTCGAGGCACCACATACTTTTAGCCCCTTCTCCAAGGTGCAATGATACTGGGAGATTTTTAAGCATAAGTAAATTTATTTATAATGGGCATTATGAAAATATAGTATAAATAAAAGACACAATACAGCCCGCACTAGCGGGCTTTCTTTTGCCTCCGAATCAGCATCAAACGCTTACACTCTTCGCGCACCAAGTCCCGAATCTCTACCGGCAAGCCTTCTGCCGCTTTGGCCATCTCAGCGCGTGGAAGCTCTAGCATGGCGGCGGCTCTGAGGTAGATGGGCAGGCGGATTGCCGATCCTTCTGCGACGGTGAGGGAGGGCAGGGGTAGGGTTCCGGCTAGGGCTTGGGCTATGTTTTGGTTTGGGCTTTTTGAGTGCATAAAAATTAAGCCCTCCGTAGAGGGCTTTTCTTTGTCTGCTAAAATGGTATCGGTTCGTCTGCAAAATCATCAACAGGGTCAGGCAGTGGCGCGGGCCAGGGCTTGCTGGCAGGCGGATGTGCGGGCCCGGGTGCTGAATTGCTTTGCTGCCCGTCTTGCTTACCATCAAGCATCTGCATTTGCCCGCTAATGTCTACCACAATTTCAGTGGTATAAACATCTTGGCCTTCTTTGTTCTGCCATTTGCGAGTTTGCAGTTTGCCCTCAACGTAGATTTTAGATCCCTTGGTCAGATACTGGCCAACAATTTCCGCAAGCTTTCCAAAGAAAACAACACGGTGCCATTCCGTTTTTTCTACCTTTTTGCCTGCTTTGTCGGTGTAACCCTCATCAGTTGCAATTGAGATGTTTGCAACCGCGTTGCCGTTAGGCATAAATTTAACATCAGGATCCTGCCCAAGATTGCCGATTAGAATTACTTTGTTGATTCCGCGTGCCATGTCTAGTTTCCTATTTCAAATATTCGTTGTGGTTTTCTACAAAGCTTGCAACTGCCTGATCAATCCATGCATTAGCTTTTGCGCATTTCTCAAGCATTTCTTTTTCAATAACAAGATCTCTTGTGTACTTGGCTACCGTTATTCTGTGGTGTGCAGGTATAGACGCGTCAATATAATGATGGTCTGGATTGTCCCAAGGTTTGATTAACTCTTCAGGCGTGTCGATGGCGCAGTAGGCAATCTCCCATTCCGGCAAATCAAACAGGCACATATATCCTCGTGCCTGAAATTCGTACGCTTTCTTGCCGGCTTGTTCTTCGGTTAGCGGGAACGTGAGCAGGGTCCATGCGACTTTGATGTCAACGCCTTTCTGTGAGCTCATAGCAATCAGGTCAGGCTCACCGGTTATAATGCCGTTACTACGCCGCTCAGTGGCTTCTACTTTTTTCAAGTCGTACAGGAACACGTCGTTATAAAGCTTGATGCCCTCGTCTTCGCACATAATGCCTTTTTGTATGCACTTAACTTCGTCTAGGCTTTTTCGAACGTTGAACAGCCTTTCCCTTGCCGACTCCAGCATTGCAGATTCGGCGGTTTTTGAAAACTCTGCACCTTTGGCTTGTGGCTTCGTCATAATCTGACTGATTGAGCTGCAACGGATCATGTGAGTGACGCCTCTAATTTTTCTACCTGTTTATCGGTTAGCTCAAACATGCCGACCAGCTTAGCCAGGGTGTATTCACCGCCGTTGATTCTTTCAATGGCTTTATCTAAACGCTCATTGCTGATCGGTTGTTTCTTGGGTATATGCACCGCCTTAGCTGCCGCGTTGCCGTCATCGTCCTCTGGCGCTATACCTGTAAGACTTTCAATGCCAATCCTTTTGGCGTATGTAGTTGCTGACTTCATGCCCTGCATGTCGTTCTTGCTGACTAGCAAAGGCACGTCGCAGTTAATGTGCGTGTCAGTGGCCCCGTGGCTCAGGGTTGTACGCATGTAGCTTGTGCCTTCCGCGTTGACTACGCTGTGCCAAGGGGCTACGCCTTCTGCGTTTAGTGCGGGAGTGGCTACTTGCATGACATCTGCGAGGTTAGCGTACTTGCTTTTAAAGTGCGGGTTGGTTGCGCCTTTGAACACTTGGCCCATGTTCGCCTGTGCAGCGGCTAGTGCCATGTAAATGTTTTTATGCTCTGTCATTGTGTTGGCTCCTGATCTAAAGTTTCACAGCTCAAAGTCTCAATTAAAGCCGCTTCAATAGCGTTTAGAATGCGCATAACCTCGTCAATAGAATCAAGCGCCATAGCATCAATCCCGTAAACCTTAGTAATCTTTTTGGCGCAATACTCCAGTGATGGGTGATAGGTTTTTATTTCAGTCATAGTTGGCAGCTTTGTCGTTGGGTTTGTTCCCTCTCTATGTTCAACCAAAATAAAGTCACCCTTGCCACCGCGAATCTCAAAGCGTTCGTTAATTCTCATATTCACTCTCCTGTTGCATTGCTGTAGTTAGAAGTCTACACTACGCCATGTAGATGTCAATAACCAATCAGAGTGAAACGAAAATGGATTTAGCCGCGTCAATTAGAGTCGCACTTGCTTACAGAGGTGAGAACCAGTCATGGCTTGCCCGTGAGCTAAACGTTCACAGGAGCTACATCAACAAACTAACTAAAGGAAGCGTTCGGCCTGGGATGCTACAGGCGGAAAAAATATCGGCAATCCTTGGGTACACTCTTTCTGAATTTATTGCGCTTGGAGAAGTTAAGAATGGGCGACCCAATAATTGACAAATCAAGGCATTCAGAAGTTCTTGAGATGTACATTAATGGCAGTACATACCAAGAGATAGCAGATTTCTTTGGCGTAACCCGTCAGTACATTGGCAACATTGCGTCAAAAAATGGAGTAACAAAAAAGGATGGAGGTAAAACCAAAAAGACAGAAAACAAAAATTCCGCACTGGGCGCAAAAAAAGACAAAGTTTATCTTAGTCGCTACGGCTTAACTTTTTTTCAGTACAAGGAAATTGCCAAGACTATTGAAAAGTTTGCGTTAATTGGCTTTAAGTCACAGAAAGGTAACGCTCGCAGAAGAGGGATAGATTGGAAGTTTTCTTTCTTAGAATGGAGGAAGGTATGGGAAGACTCTGGCTTATGGGATTCTAGGGGGCGAGGTTCGCAGGGTTGCTGCATGGCTAGAATTGGTGATTGTGGTGGATATGAGCTAGGAAATGTAGAAATAGTGACGAACAGAAAAAACATTCAAGATGTTAGAAGGCGAGAGGCGGAAGAAAAAACAAAAAATTTAGCTGAGCTTTGTAAGCTCGGGGAGAAGTGAAATGTCTCACGGATGGGTGAAGCTGCACCGGTCCATGTTTGATAACGAGCTATGGACCGCAGAGCCATTTACCAAGGGCCAGGCGTGGATAGATTTGATCGGCAACGCCAACCACAAGCCCGCAATAATCTGGATTCGCGGGATAGAACAACCGGTCCAAAGAGGGCAACTGGCATGGTCAGAATTAACAATGTCGAAGCGCTGGAAGTGGAGTCGGGGCAAAGTCCGGCGCTACTTGGCAATGCTTCGGGATAGGGGTATGACGGTACAACAAACAAACAAGCTAACAACCATCCTAACTATCTGTAAATACGAGGAATACCAGACAGAACGAACAACAGACGATACACAAGACGGGACAACAGGCGGTACAACAGACGGACAACAGACGGACAACAAACGGTACACAAACAAGAATGTTAAGAATGTTGAGCATGTTAAGAACACAGATAAAGACCTTAAATCCCCTGTCGGGGATGGCGTTCCATTTCAGAAAATTATTGACCTGTACCACGAGCATCTCCCAATGCTGCCGAGAGTCGCTAACATCAGCGACACACGCAAGCGGGCAATGCGGGCCAGATGGGCGCAAACCGTAAACGTCCCTCACAACAAAGAGGTGATTACAATGAAATGTAACACGATGGATTTCTGGGAAAGATATTTCCTGAGAGCTGCTGCACAGCCTTTTCTGGTCGGGGATGAGACAAAATGGGCGGCTGACTTTGATTTTCTGATTAAGAAAGACAATTTTATAAAAGTCGTTGAAATGAAATACATAAAGGAAAAATTATGAACGATAAAAGATGCACATGCTCAATGTCTATTTCTATGCTGGGCGATGGGTGCCGCTACTGTCAGCCGCAGGAACATATTGACAGGTTAGGTGAGTGGTTAGACGAAGAGCGGGAGCAAGTGTCTGAGTTAGAGGCTAGCGCACGGGATGGCGGGGATCTTGTTAGATACGGAATTGAATGGGCTGGTCCAAAAGACCCTATAGCCGTTCCTATGGACGACGGTTATTGGACGCCTTGGCATCTAGCTAATCAAAAACTAACTCGGGCCAGCGCCGTGGTGTCGGTAGCTAACGAACACATGCTCAACGAAGGCGTCAGATCAATGATTACCGGTTTAAAAAAATTCCCAAAAAATTACGAGCAAGTGGTTAGCAATATCTGGGAAGACATGGCCTCATTATTACAGCAGGATCAAGAGTCATGAGAGCCCAGCACTACGAAGCCGCCCTAATCGACGCATGTATCAACAAAGGCGCAACAGCCGAGGTTTTATCGAAAGTTCAAGAGTCGGATTTCTCAAGCCAGTTTCGGCCAATCTTCGGCGTTATTGCGGATTTGTTCGAACGTGGCCTGACGCCTGACATCGTTTCGGTTATAGAAGAATGCGAACGGCTCGAGATTGACGGGGTTACGGAGACTTTTGTTGACAGCATTCTGGCCGTTCCAGGCAACGCCAAGGAAGTTGATACGCATTGCAAAGAGCTGAAGCGGTTGGCGGTTGGGCGGAAGTTAAAAGAACTTTCCATTCAAATTGCTCACTGGGCTGCTGACGAAGAACCAGACGTGGCCTATGAGAAAGCCTCGCAAGCGATCATGGGCATAAGATCTGGCGATCTGGAAGACACGACCAAGGGCGTTAACGAAATGCTCAGGGAGTCCATACAGGATCTTGAGCGTCGCTTTGAGTCGGGCGAGCAGTTTGATGGACTGGCTACAGGCTACGAAGCCATTGACGCAAGATGGAACGGCATGAAATCCGAAAACCTGATCTTGATTGCTGGAAGGCCATCGCACGGAAAAACAACGTTAGCACTGAACATCTGTGAACATCTGGTACGGAATGACAAAACAGTTTTATTTTTTAATTTGGAGATGAGCCACAAAGAGTTAATGGATAAACTTCTAAGCTCGGCGGGAAAGCTATCTTTCACAAGAATGTCAAACGCTTCTCTACGCGAGGAAGATTGGCCAAGACTGACAACCGGGGCAGGACTTCTTAAAGACAAACCGCTATTCGTTGACAGCCGAAGTTCGCTGTCTGTTGCGGAAATGCGCGGCAAGGCATACCAGATCAAAGCTAAGCATGATTTGCATTTAATTGTAGTGGATTACATTCAGCTTATGACCTCGCAGGGTGACAGCCGAGAGCGGGAAATTGGCAACATCTCACGCGGTCTCAAGAGCCTGGCTAAAGAAATGGGATGCCCAGTTATTGCAATATCGCAGCTTAACCGGAAGTGCGAAGAGCGGCCGAACAAACGCCCGCTGCCGTCTGATCTTAGAGATTCAGGATCCTTGGAGCAGGACGCAAACACCGTTGCATTTGTTTATCGCGATGAAGTGTACGACGAAGACTCACCGCTGAAAGGCGTGGCTGAGATAATCACTAGAAAGATCCGAGGCGGCAAGCCTGGCACTGACTGTTTGGAGTGGAAAGGTGATCACCAGAGGTTTAACCACTTAGACCATAGGCCCGATGTCGAGGGCATTGCAGAAGAACAGGCATCACCAAAGCGGAAATCGAGGTCTTTCTGATGAGCGACGAAATCGCAGAAAACTGGCAAGATGGAATCCGCGGCGCTGTCAAAGAGTTTGCGGAGGCTAACGCTCAGGCCAAGTATCTGGAGCATTACCGCAAATCAAAGCTGGCCATTCTGATGGCAGAAGCCGAGGTCAAAGACCCTGACCGCTACAAGTCAGCCGCTAGCCAAGATGCTTATGCCCGTCGACACCCTGAGTATATTGAACTGCTGGAGGGATATCGAGAAGCTGTGGAGGTGCAGTCTTACAGGATATGGCAGCTAAAGATTAGAGAAATGCGTTTTTCTGAGTGGCAGACAAATCAGGCGAATGAAAGAGCAGAGTTTAAGAGATACGGGAACTAAAATTTGTTATAATGGAAATGCGGCTAGGCTGATCCCCGAAAGCCAGTTACGTCTGACTGGTTGCCGCTTCATATTACAGACGACACCGATAGACGAGGTGGTTATGCCAAAATACACGATAAGAAAGCTCCGCATTGAAAACGACTTAGTATACGTCCCCCTTACCAAAGGCTATGAAGCCATTATTGATTTAATTGATATCCAAAAAATAGAGGGTTTCAATTGGTACGCAGCTATAAATGGGCGAATGGTTTATGCGGGCAGACGAATTAGAATTGAAGGAAAACAAACTAACCTTCCTATGCACAGGGTTATAGCTGAAACCCCTACTGGAATTATAACCGATCACATTGACGGTAATGGGTTGAACAACACCCGGCAAAACCTAAGGTGGGCCACTAATGCTCAAAACCAGTACAACAAAAGAATGAGTTGCAATAACAAATCCGGATTCAAAGGCGTTTGGTTTGATAAAACAAATGTCAAATGGATGGCTCGAATTGCCATACATGGAAAGCGAACGTTCTTAGGTCTGTTCGACAACCCTGAAGATGCTCATAAAGCTTATTGTGATGCTGCAAATGAATTGTTTGGTGAGTTCGCACGGTATAAATAAGCAGGCAAACCAAAGAGCGGAGAGGAATAGGTATGGGGCGTAAATGCAAATATTCTCAGTGCCGCGCAGAGCTGCCAGCAGCCAGGCAGTGTATTGACTTTACCCAGAAAAAAGGTTTCTGCAAAATTGACTGCATGGTTTCGTGCGGCATGGAGCGAGCTGAGATAGCCGCCAGTAAGAAAAAAAGAAAAGAGTTACGTCAGGCCAAGGAAAGGATTAAAACCACGTCAGAGAACGCCAGAGAGGCGCAGCAGGCTGTAAACGCATACGTCAGGCTTAGGGATATGGGGAAGCCATGCGCATCTTGCGATAAGCCAGACGACGGAACCCACCAGCGTCACGCATCACACTACAGGTCTGTTGGTGCATGCTCTTCGCTCAGGTTCAATCTAAAGAATATCTATGCAAGCTGTCAGCAGTGCAACACAGCAAAGAGCGGAAACATCATGGAGTATAGGGTAAGGCTTAGGAAAAGGTACGGCGAGGGCCTAGTAGAGTGGCTGGAAAGCCAAAACGGTCAGGCTAGATATAGCAAGGAATATTTAAAGAAGCTGAAAAAGGTTTTTAGCAAACGTGTAAGGCTGCTAAAAAAGCGTTATAATATTGTTTGACTAGGCTTAGCGGCTGAAAAGGGTGGGCACGGCAACCACCCCTGTCAATTCCACAAAACTGCCGAACCTTTGCCGAGGTTAATATGAGTAATCACGGAAATTGCACTGTAGAAGGCTGTACTCGACCCGCGAACTACAAGCAAGAAATGATTTGTCAGATGCATTACTTTCGCCGTATGCGCAATGGTCACTTTGGCCTTAAGCAGTCAAAGTATCAGCGTCTTGGCTATCATGAGCACAGTAACGGATACCGAGTCCTAATAATTCCAGGTCACCCGCTGTCCAGCTCAAGAGGTGAAGTCTACGAGCATAGGTCTGTAGTCTTTAAAAGGCACGGATGGGGACTGCCGCCATGTGAGATTTGTGGTGCTGAGTCAGACTGGAATACTCGTAAAACGCATATAGACCACATTGACGAAGACAGGGCTAACAACAGACCCGAAAATCTTAGGGTGTTGTGCAATTACTGCAATGTGTCCAGAACCAAAAAGTCGCATCATAGCTACAGCCACTGCCAATCGATCACAGTAAATGGCAAAACTATGACACCTACAGAGTGGGCTAGACAGCCAAACGTTAATGTCCATGCTGCAACAATAAGGCACAGAATAAAGTCAGGCTATAGTCCGTATGATGCGCTTTACGCGGCAAAGATTACGCATAACGGAAATGCAAGGAAATAGCCGTTAAATCACGTAAAAAGCTTAAAGAAATCAATAGCCTGTAGGTTTCGACCGTGGTTAATTAAACTTTACACAAAATAACCCCAAAAACCCTTGCACCCTTCGCTGATTGTATGCATAATAGGTTCATAGAGTTAAACAACCAGACGGAGTAGATACCATGAAAAACCCAACACTGACAGAAATCCGCAAGGCTGTTGAAGCAAGCGGCGGTAATTACAGCGCATTGGCAGTACGATTAAACGGTTATCCTGCATACATGATTAACGGCAGAATCCTTTCTAGGTCAAGCATGATCGAATCCTACAAGCGTGGTGA